TTAAAACGGAGAGGCCCACCTCAGCTTGATGTTGACGGCATGAGGACGCCCAGCGCGTTCCAAGTGCCTACTGTCGACGGATGGCAATCCGCCGCGCTTAAGTAGGAACTTGAGCAAGGCACCCCGATCATCCAGCCTATCGGCCGGAGGATTGGAGGACACAACATAGCCCTTGACAAGGGGGCTATGGTAGTGCTCGTGTTCCCGGCCTGCCTGGTAAGGCAGAACGGATTCACGACCTAACACAGGAGACGTTGGTTCAACCACCGGATAGTGCTTCAAAACACTCCCGATGAGTTCATCCAACCATCTCGCTGTATCCCAGAGGCCAGCCCAATAGAGCTGGTTTCTCAGAGATACAATCGAGATACACTCCTCAACGCGGTTCCGTTGTGTAGGGAACATACGGCGGACCTTGACGATACTAACGTCATGGCCGTCATAATATTCCTTACCGCATGACTCTCTGAACTTTCCAGTCCAGAAAGATTTGCTCGTATTAACTTTCGACCCAAAAGTCGTCAGCGTACGAACAACGGAATGCACTATATGTTCGGGGACAATAATATCGTCTCCGAACACACGCACCTTGTCCTCGTAGCTAGTAATTAGCTTCGAGTCGATGTGTGTTCTATGCTCTCTTTCTATCCCGATAAAGATCATGGTCAGAAAGACCATGGCCTCGACCGGGAAACAGAGAGCCGAACCCATAGATGCGAACTTGGCCAGGCGAATTACGCCATGACCAGGTACATCAGCCTTCCGTGAACGAGTCGCGTCAAGGGCCATACTCAAATGTGGCCAATCACGCGTTAGTTCACGTACTTGCTGATTAGAGACACGATCGGAGGCCTCACTCAAATCGAGTGTTGCCAGGGCTCCTGTCAAAGAGCCTATCTGTGCCATAGACCTGTTAGGGTCTTGGTCATCGATACCGATCATCTTGTGGAGAGACCGATGAGCAAATTTCTTGCCATCAGTCCTCCGCAAGACATTGAGGAATAGCTCTAGAACACCCTGCTGTGCATATTGCATCGCAGTAGGCTCCATAGCTATGACTCGAGGTGTCTTTAGCGTTTTAGGAACAGTGATCACTTTTACAGGGATCTCTGAACCAGGTTCGAGGAACTCGATATCGTCTAGTTTTTCCCAGTATGAGTAACTGGGAAGGATGTTTTCCAATGCTGGAAAAACAGCCTCTAGACGATCGGTCCAGTAGTTCAACCGGAACTTCGCGTTTCCACGAAGTTTATCGGCTGTTCCACCTGGACCGTGTTTAGGCATGACATTACCTTGATAGATCTCACGATCTATCTCAGTAAAGAAATGCCTATACAGCGCACGAGATACTCGTCTAAAATCCTCTAAATCAGAGGCGCTTAGACTTTGATCCGTGCATCGTAGTTCCTGCTCACACTCAACGTACTCACGTATGGCTTTTCTCGTCCGTGCATCACTGCACGGTAGAGAAACCTTGCTAAACAGCAGAGTTATCTGCCGAATAGCTTGGATTGAGTCCACACATGGGTCCGAGAGTAGAACACCATCATTAGCACTGAACACGTTCCGAAGGAAACCCTGAAGAAATTCAGGGAGCCCGCCTATACTCTTCCTTTTTTGGAAGGAAGGGAATAGGTCGTCGGATACATAGCCTTGGTCAAGACTTCTTTCGAAGTCCTTTCCAAAGCTAGGTAAGGTTATCGTGAGAAACGATAACCCTTCGTGTTCAATGCGACCTCGGATCTTTTTGAGATCCAAGGTGGCGCTAGTGCTACACCTCCTGGCCAATTCTTTGACCAGGACAGCCAGGAACGCATATTCGCTTTTCATGATCCCTCCTAATAGAGGTGGTCATCGAACTGCTATATGCGTTTACACGGAGCACAGAGCCGGATCTGGAGTAAAATGGAGGGGCAATTAAGTCCCCTCCATCACCTCCCTTATGGATCCGGTTTATGCTGTGACCATTGAGTTCTAGCGGAAATCACTCAAGCTAACGGCGTCATCTACATAGTAGATGAAACCGAAAAGCATGAGTGCGCATAGAACAACGCCGATTGTCGTCATCCAGAAGATTAATGAGCTTAGGAAATCAATCCTCTGTCTCAAATAATCTATTTTCTGGATTAGCGTCAATCGCCTGAAGGCCTCGGATTCGGGATCACTCCCGTTCCAAGATGCCAATCAGGACTCTCCTCCAAGAATCTTGGAGATAGCTGCGTCCGTACTCGCTGTGAACAGGGTTTTAAACCCGTTATATACAGCGAGGGCCTCGGCATTCGTGTACCCGACAACAGGCACGTCGAAAACGATGTAATTTGACATCGAGACCTTCGTGTTCTGTGCCGGAATAAACGGATCTGCCGTGACCTTTGAATGGTCGACCCTCAACACCCGTCGAGTTCGCTTCCCGTAGGAATGCGAAGCCGTCAGGCGAATGAGGCCATCAGCACTCGTGTACTGACCTTCATCTCGGTCCCTTGTAGTAAGGGGTAGAGACGAGGTAGTACCCGAAATGGTGATGGACTGTGGGTCGGTAAACGCCATGTGGCGCGCTCCTTAATCCTAGTTTATTAGACTAGGGTTTGGTGTTGCGACAGTGTATCTGTCAGCGACCCCGGGACAATCCCAGGGCCACCACAATGGACTTTTGGAACGACGACAAGTCGTTATCCGTTAGTCCAAACCCAAAGGGGTTAGCTCGTATGCGCTTTGTTGTCTCTCGAACGAGAGTCAACGGCGCACATGACTGGGGCAGATCGGTCGAAAGACCGGTCTTATCCAGGTTATAGGTTACTGTTGTGACGGTTCTTTCCGTCATGTAACCATAACGCATAACCAGACCATCTACGGCCCAATCAGAGAGATTAGAAATAACATCTCCTGTATTGGAAAACCAATCAATGGCCCAGCTCCATGGAGCAATATTCCAGAGTGTTTCTGGAGTAGGCGTACTGTCCACAAGTATGTGGGCTTGTGCTGCTAAACGGATCATTTCGTTCCGGGAATTATAACCGGTCGGAAGATGATACGTAAAAGCACCACTGAACGACCTACTACGTGTTGTTTTTTCAACACGTTCCATTGTTCCATAGGATCCAAACTCGTTTGCGAAAGTACCAATCTCGCCGGCAAACTTAGCCTGCTCGAAGGTACTCTTCGTAACCTTGATTGGATCCTGTATCATAGGCAGTGTATAATGTCGTCGGACAACCTTACCGGCATCTCGTTCGTACTGTGCAAGTATTGCATCAGCATTAACGATTGCCTCAGCGAAATTATTAATATCGCTGATCATGGGTTGCCAACCGAACTGATAGTTGAGGTATTCACCTCCAGCATTCTTTCGAATGCTGTCAGTCCGGTTTTTCCACGTTTGGGAACCTGCTAGAGCGGGTAAACCGTCTCTAGTAAGTTCTCCAATTGCGGTAGCGACATCAGCCACTGAATTTGTTGGTTTGCAACGGGCAATGGCAGTGGTTCCGGCTGTTACCAGATCCTGATCACTCGAAGAGAGATCAGGGGGGTAATAGACCGGCTTTCCATTGACAGTACCTGTTGCAGTCGGATACGGAAAGAGAGGCCCATCATATTGATCCTGAAAATCAGGATTAAATGATAGGTTCTTCTTAAACGATAGGTTTCCGCCCTTGAATATGGCGTACGCCTTGGTCGTATAAAACGGACCACCGACATCCGCGGTATTCCCCTTGGGAGGGGGCCACGGATGACCTTCCGATTCAGTAATCTGAATCCCAGTTAAATCCAATGACGGTTCCGAGTGGGACAAAATTGCCCCATCCGAAAGACGCTTACGTCTATGCCTCCCTCTCAGTACGAGAGGAGCATATGAACGTTGGCGTTTTGTCATTGGACTGGCTATGATAGCTCCTTTGTCTGTGACACACACTCTTCGTGTGTGTCTGGTGATGCACTGCGTTGCGCTCCC